AACAGCGCGCCCGGCGACGTCGCCGCGGCCGGGACCGGGACCTCGTCGGCGCGCGACGACCACCGGCACGGCCGCGAGTCGTTCGGGCTGCTCGCCGACATCGTCGCGATCACGTCGACCGGAGCGGCCGGGACGAGCGCGAAGGTCCCGCACGCCGACCACGCGCACGCGCTGTCGACGCTCGACGGAGGGAGCCCGTAGATGCCTGCGCTGACGACGATCCAGGTCCGGCGCGGGACCGCGGCCGCGTGGACGGCGGCCAACCCGACGCTCGCCTCGGGCGAGTGGGGCAAGGAGACCGACACCGGCAAGGTGAAGCTCGGCGACGGCTCGACGGCGTGGAACAGCCTCGGGTACTTCCTCGGCGCCGGCGGCGTCACGGGGTTCGCCACGCCGGCGGTCGCGCTCGGGACCGCGGCCGCGGCCGGAGCGGCGACGACGGTCATCCGGTCCGACGCGACCATCGTGGCGTTCGACGCGACCGCTCCGACGACCGAGGCCGTCGGCGGCGCGGCGGCGACCGGCTCGGCCGGCGTCGCGGCTCGGCGGGACCACGCGCACGCGATCACGAACCCGCTCACGACGCAGGACGATCTCTGGGTCGGCGGCGCGTCCGGCGCTCCGGGCCGGCTCGGGAAGGGCGCCGACGGACAGGTGCTGACGGTCGATCCGTCGACGCACCATCTCGTCTGGGCGACGCCGTCGAGCGGGTTCACGAACCCGATGACGACCAAGGGCGACCTGATCGCGGCGGCCGCCGGCGGGACCGCGACGCGGCTCCCGGTCGGGACCGACACCTACGTCCTGACGGCCGACTCGGCGCAGACGCTCGGGATGAAGTGGGCGGCCGGCGGTGGTGGCGGCGGCGGCGGCTCTGGCGGCGCGCTGGTCCTGCTGGAGCAGCACACCGCCTCGGCGTCTGCGACGCTCGACTTCACGACGTTCCTGACCTCGTCATACGACGAGTACGTCTTCGAGTTCATCCAGGTGGTACCCGCGACGACCAACGTCTCGTGGCAGTTCCTCATGGGAACCGGAGCCGGACCGACGTGGGACACGTCCTCCATCTACTCGACCGTCGGCTGGTACAGCGGCATCGGCGACACGCTGACCCCGCGGAACACCTCGGGGGCGGCCGCGTCGGTCATGGCGACGAACGTCTCGACGACCTCCAACCTGAGCATCAACGGGCATCTCCGGATGTACGCTCCGGCCGCCTCCGCGTACAAGGCCTCGCTCTCCGAGATCAACGCGATGGCGGGCGGCAACTTCTATCACTGGGCGTTCGCTCACCTCTACTCCAGCACGACCGCCGTGACCGGGGTCCGGTTCCTGTTCTCGTCCGGGAACATCGCGTCTGGGATCGTCCGGGTCTACGGCGTCGCGAAGACCAACAGCGCGATCGCCGACGTCGTGAGCGTCGCGGCCGGCGCCGGGACGGTCGAGATCGACGGCCTGAAGGGCTCGCCTGACGCGGTCCCCGCGAGTCCGAGCGCGTACGACGACGAGTTCAACACGCTCTCCGGCTGGACGACTCTCGGGGCGCTCGACACGCTGAACGCGACCGACGTCCCGTCCCACGTCCATCTCGCCAAGACAACGAGCGGCATCCGCATCGACGGCATCTACAAGGCGTGCCCAAGCCTGCCGTTCACGGTGACGGCGCACCTGACCGACCAGCTCTGCTGGACCAACTACCAGCAGGCCGGTATCATGCTCGGCGAGGCGTCGCCCGGCAAGCTGCTCGTCTTCGGCGGCCGGTTCCACACGTCGTTCGGCGGGTTCGTCTGGGAATACTCGACGTGGACTAACAACACGACGCACGTCGCGGACGCCGACACCTATCAGGGCGCTGTCTACAAGGGCGCGAGGTTCCTCCGGTTCGTCGTCCACTCATCGACGAACGTCGACATCCTCGTCTCCGAGGGCGGCCGCTCGTGGGCTCCCCTCTACACCGCCGTCAACCCGGGCTTCACGATCGGCTCGGTCGGCCTCCACCTCTACGGGTACTCCGGCGCGACCGTCGAGTCGTTCGTGGACTGGATCAGGTTCAGCTGATCCGCGCAAGATAGGGTCTGGACAACGGCGCGCGGAACACCTATGGTTGTCGTGGTCGGAGCAGTCAACCGGCCGGGACCAGTCGAGGAGACGAGACGTGAACGCAATCCAGCAGGCCATCGCCGCGAGCGGACGGAGCAGCTACTGCAGTAAGTGCGGGAGCCTCAAGCCGGTCGGCGAGTTCTACATCCGCCCCGACGGCCGCGTCTCGGCGATGTGCAAGGCGTGCAAGGCGCAGTACCGAGCGACCAAGCGCGGCTCGACCCCGCGAGCCCCGCGAGCGACGACGGCCAAGGTCGCGAGCCGCTCCGCGGTCCAGGCGGCGCAGGCCGCGGCCGCGCAGGTCTCGACGGCTCCGACGCCGGTCGCGCGAGCGATCGCCAAGGTCAACTCCGACTACAAGCCGGCGCCGGACCTCATCGCCACCTGGGCCGCGGTCCAGCTGATCGCCGCCGACGGCGAGCCGTCCCCCAACATGCTGTTCGTCGGACCCTCCGGCTCCGGCAAGACCGAGGCGGCCCGGTATCTCGCGGCGCTCTCCGGTCTCGACTTCGTCAAGGTCGACGCTCCGTCGATGACCGACCCCGAGGCGTGGTTCGGCACGCGCGAGGTCGTCGTCGAGAACGGCTCGCCGCGGACCGAGTACCACCCGTCGGCGTTCGTCGACGCGCTCACCCGCCCCTGCGTCCTGCTCATCGACGAGGTCAACCGAGTCTCGGACGCGGTCCGGAACATCCTCCTCGCACTGCTCGACGCGACCCGGCAGGTCACCAACCCGATCACCGGCCAGACGGTCGTCCGGCACCCGGCGTCGTTCATCCTGATGACCGGCAACGTCGGCCTCGCGTTCACCGGGACCTACGCGATCGACCCCGCGTTCTTCACCCGCGCGCTCACGACGGTGTTCGACTACCTCCCGGCCGGCGACGAGAACCGGCTGGCGGTCGACCGGACCGGCGTCTCGGCCGAGTCGGCCGGCCTGTTCGTCCGGTTCGCGAACGACACGCGCGCCCGCCACAAGACGGACCCCGACTTCCCGCCCATCTCGACTCGCGAGGTTCTCGAGGCCTGCCGGCTCGTCGCCCGCGGTCTCGACGTCGACATCGCCGCGCACCAGGTCATCATCAACGCGGCGTCCGAGGACGGCGGCGCGCAGTCCGTCAAGGCCGACCTGGAGCGCATCTGGCTCGGCATCCGGCCGGCGGTCTCGTTCGTCGGAGCGCCCCGCGCCTGATCAGCGATCCGCGCTCGGCCGGCTCCGGAGACGGGGCCGGCCGTTCTGCGTCCGCGCTGAAGTTAGGTCTGGACATCCGGCGCGGCGCAGGTACGATTGGCGTAGTCAAGTCACGAGGAGACGAGAGATGGCCAAGCGCAACTGGTGGAACGAGACCTCCGCAGCCGACGACGGCGCGCTCGACGACGACGACGCGTACATCGTCGACGAGGACGAGACGGTCGACACCGGCTGGCTCGACGACTTCCGGTTCGACGACTACCGGCTCTCCGGCGCCTCCGCCTCGATCGGCGGGTTCTGGGGGGCCTACGGCTCGGCCGACCGGACCGACACGGCCAAGCGCATCGCGGCCGCGCAGCGAGTCGTTCAGGGGTTCGTCAACACGTTCGCGACCGGCGACCTCCCGTACCGCGTCACGTTCGACGAGAGCGTCGCGACCGCCGGGACCGACTTCGCGAGCCGGTCGGTCGTCATCTCCCACCGCCCGCTGTTCGACCCCTCGCTGACCGACGACGAGGCGAACACGATCCTGACGGCGATGGCCTGCCACGAGGCCGACCACGTCCGGTACGGCCGGCACACCGCAGCCGCGGTCGACGCGGCGTTCGCCGGCGACCGGAACCTCCGAGCCGCTCAGCGCATCAGCAACATCCTCGACGACTCGCGCATCGAGCGCCGGCACGTCGAGGACTACCCCGGCTATGACGGCATCTACACGCCGGCCATCGACTACGTCGCCCGGACGATGAACCACGGCGCGGTCCCGGCCGCGTCCGCGCTCTCGCCGATCGACGTCATCTGCGGCGCGGTCCGGTACACGAACCACGTCGACTGGACCGGCTCCGAGACCGAGCGCGACTTCTGGCTCGACTGGGCGGCTCGCGGCTCCGCGGACGACTCGGCCGAGACGCACGTCGCGGCGGTCCGCGAGGCCGTCGAGCGGCTCGCCAGCCAGCCGGAGCCGGAGCCGGAGCCGCAGGACGGCCAGGGCAACGGCGAGGGCGGCTCGCAGAGCGGCGCCGGCGAGAGCGGCTCCGGCCAGCCGAGCGGCTCCGAGAGCGGCGAGAGCGGCTCCGAGAGCGCCGAGAGCGACGAGACCGAGAGCGGCTCCGAGCCGACGAACGGGACCGGGACCGGCGGGACGGTCGACGACACCTCGACGCTCCCGACCTGCTACGCGGACGCGATCGACGACGCGGCGCGCGAGAACGGCGAGACGTCCGGTCTGGAGACCGACGAGGCCCAGGAGCTGATCGAGCAGGCCAAGGCGCTGGTCGACCTCCCGGACGGCAACCACGGCGAGGTCTACTGGAGCGCCGACGGCGTCGTCGACACGCGCGACGACGTCGAGGCGAACGGCGCGGCGGCAGCGGCGGTCCGGTCGGCGTTCTCGCGGTCCCGGACCGGCCACTTCGACGTCGAGCGCGGCCACAAGTCCGGCCGGCTCGACAACCGCTCGCTCGTCCGCGTCGCGTCGAACGACTACCGGCTGTTCAACCGCCGGACGGCCCCGTCCGAGGGCCGGTACCTCGTCTGGCTGCTGGTCGACTGCTCCGGCTCGATGAACGGCCGGCCGATCGAGCAGGCCACGCAGGTCGCCTCGGCGGTCGCGCAGGCGAGCCGCGGCCTCCCGCAGCTCCGGCTCGACATCTGGGGCTGGAGCACCGGCTTCCGGCTCGGCGGTCGGTTCGGCGCCACGCGCGTCTGGACGACCGGCGCCCCGATCAGCAACGTCGGCTTCCTCCCGAACGTCCCCGGCTCCGGCACCCCGGACGCCGAGGTTCTCCAGTGGGCGACCAAGGCGATCAAGGCAGCGGCCCGCCGGGACGAGACGCCGGTCATCATCATCGCGAGCGACGGCCAGGGCACCCTCAAGTACGCCATCGAGAACGGCGAGGACCACATCGCAGCGGCTCGCAAGGCCGGCGTCGAGGTCGTCTCGGTCGCTCTCGGCTCCGGCATCCACCGGGACGCGCAGGAGCGGATGTACGGCCCCAAGGGCTACATCCCGTGGGCCGGGAGCATCGCGGCGACGGCCGGACCGCTCGGCAAGCTGATCGGCCGCATCGCGTCGGGCCGGTAGGCTCCGATGGAGACCACCGACCGCGTCCGGAGGGAGCGGGCCGCGAGGCTCGCCCTCCGGGTCGCGACGATCCGTCCGATGCTCGACTGGGACGACACGGCGGTCCTCGACCGGCTCTGCCGGTCCGGTCCGTCGCTCTCGTCCGTGACGCTCGCCGCGGACATCTACGGCGACCACCGCATCGGCTGGCTGACAACCGAGCTGTCACTGGACCGGCTCAACGTTCTCGGTCTCGTGACCTACCGGCTCGGCCAGCACGACGTGTACGTCGAGGTCCGCGCGACGCGGCTCGGCTACGCGGTCGCCGACGTCGAGTGGCGGCTACCGCACGAGGTCGGCCGGTCCCGGCTCCGGGACTTCCCGGTCGGCGGGGACATGACCGAGTACCGCCGGCACGGCCTGTCGGCGGTCGGGATGAGCGACGTCGAGAGGATGCCGCTGGAGCAGCACTGCGAGGTGTACTACGACCACGCGAGCATTCACCTGGAGGCGCTGGAGGAGTGGTGGGCACGAGCAGACGGGAGCAAGCGACGATGAACGTAGCTGAGGCGGCCGCGGCGCTCGGCGTCAAGCGGTCGGCGGTCCGCAAGGCCATCGCGCGCGGGACGCTACGCGCCACGAAGACCGGCTGGTCGTTCGGAGCGGCGTACGTCATCGAGGCTCGGGACGTCGAGGCGTACCGGGCGCGAGAGGGCCGGAAGGGCAAGGTCCGATGATCACCGGCATCAGGCAGCGGACGCCGGAGTGGCTCGCCGCTCGGCGGGAGGGCGTGACCGGGACCGACATCCCGGCGATCCTCGGCCTCTCACCGTACCGATCCGAGGGCGACGTCGCGAGGGAGAAGCTCGGCGAGACCGTCGAGCACGACGCCCGGACGCAGCGCCGGCTCCGGATCGGGACCGCGCTGGAGGACGTCATCCGGGCGGAGGACGAGGTAGAGCACGGCCACCGGCTCCGGCGCGTGAACCGGCTGATCCGGTCGCGCGACATCCCGTGGGCGATGGCATCGCTCGACTTCGAACGCCGGGACGGGACCATCGTCGAGGCCAAGTCGAGCCGGGACCGCCGGTGGGACCACGGCCTGCCGCCGGACGTCGAGGCGCAGGTGCAGTGGCAGATGGGGGTCTCCGGCCGGGAGCACGCGCACGTCGCCGCTCTCCGGTACGGCTCGGACCTCGAGTGCTACGACCTCGACGCCAAGCCCGACGACTTCGCCGGGATGATCATCGTCGCCGCGGACTTCCGCCGGCGACTCGCAGAGGGAGGGCCGTTCTCGGAGACGCGCGAGAGCATCAGCCGGGCGTGGCCGGCCGACAACGGGATCGAGATGATCGCCGACGAGACGCTGGAGGCTCTCGTCGCCGAGTACCTCGCCGCCAAGGCGGCAGCCAAGAGCGCGGACGAGGCCGAGGAGGCCGCGGCGCTCGCGATCAAGAGCCGGATGGGGCCAGCTGCCAAGCTGACCGGCGCCGGCTGGCACGCGACCTGGAAGCAGAACCGGCCGTCCCGGACGACCGACTGGGATCTCGTCGCGTCGGCGTATCGTCGGCTGATCGAGGAGCTGGTCAACGAGGCCGAGGCTCTCGCGCAGGTCGACGCGATCGAGAGCCTCTACACGCGAGAGGTGCCGGGCAAGCGACCGCTGGTCGTCCGGCGTGACAAGGAGACGAGATGACAGAGGACAAGGCACTGGTCCCGGCGCGCGAGTGGGAGGAGGTCTCCCCGGCGGAGATCATCGAGTCGGTCGTCATCGGAGGCGACCTGTCGAAGCTGACCCCGCCGCAGCGCGTCGCGTACTACGCGCGGGTCTGCTCCGAGCTGGGGCTGAACCCGTACACCCAGCCGTTCGCGTATCTCTGGCTGGGACGCGGCGACGACCGGAAGCTGGTGCTGTACGCGAAGCGCGACGCGACGGACCAGATCAGGCGGAACCTCGGCGTCAACATCACCGCGCTCGACTACCCCTCGATGCCGGAGGGCCTGTTCGGCGTCACGGCGCACGCGCAGTACGGGAGCCGGACCGACACCGCGACCGGCATCGTGTCGGTGATGACCTACGATGGCCGGAACCGTCTGACCGGCGAGCTGCTCGCCAACGCGATGATGAAGGCCGAGACCAAGGCCAAGCGGCGCGTCACGCTCTCCATCGCCGGGCTCGGACTGCTCGACGAGACGGAGATCGCGAGCATCCCCGACGGCGAGCCGGCCGGCGTCGACGACTCGGGCAACATCGAGACCCCGCCGGCGACGGTCTCGGACGTGATCGCGGCTCGCGTCGCGGCGATCCAGTCGCCGGTCGTCGAGCCTGTCGAGGCGGTCGCGTCGACGGTCGACGGCTCGGGACCGCTGTTCACGGTCGGTGGCGTCCCGCTACCGCGAGAAGCGGAGCCTGAAGGACTGACGAAGGCCACAGATAATCCGGATGACGGGTCCCAAGACGTGGAGCCGGAGCCGGAGCCGGACGAGCCGGAGCCAACGATGACCCTCGAGGCGTTCGTCGCGTTCGTCGCGAGGGGGTACGACCGCGACGCGGTCCGGTCGACCGCCCGCGAGCTGTACCCCGAGGCGTCCGGGTTCCGGCAGCTCTCAGAGGCCCAGCTGGCCGTCCTCGCCGAGGCGGTCGCGATCAAGTACCCGCTCCCGGCTCCGGCGACGGCCGAGCCGCCGGAGGAGTCGGAGGAGGAGCTGCTCGCCACGGTCATGTCGGCCGAGGCGTCCGAGGCGCTCCCCGCCACCTGCAACTCGCGGTCGCCGTTCTCTGACGCGACCTGCGTCAAGCCGATCGAGCACGCCGGCGTCCACACGGCGTCGCTCGCCAACGCCACCGAGACGTGGTGAGGAGAGACGAGATGAGCAAGCCCCTGTTCAACGCGGTCATCCGGATCAAGCACACCGGCAACGGCGTCGCCGCGACGGCGCCGGAGGTTCTCGGCCGGGACGGTCAGTGGCACGAGCTGGCCGCGTCGTCGATCAGCGAGCGGACCGGGACGCACGGGACGACCGTGACGCTCCGGATGCCGGGACGCATCGAGTGGGTCGACATCGGTCCGGCGACCGAGACCCACCTGGTGTGCGACATGTGCGAACACGTCGAGCCGACGCTGGACCTCGCCGGGCAGGACTGCCCGACCTGCGGCGCCGGGACGATGGTGGAGGAGCCGGTCGCGCCGGCTCCGGTCCCGTGAACGGCGACGGCGCGGACCTCCGGGACTTCGCCGTCCAGATGCGCGCTGTCGTCGACCAGTTCTCGGTCGGCGCGCAGCGCGCGTCGGACGCGCTGACCGAGTGGGCTCGGCTCTACGCGAGCAACGCGCTGATCGGCTCCCTCCCGGACGTCCTCCCGACCGTCGACTACCCCGACGAGCGCGGCTGCCGGCTCTGCGGAGCCACCATCGAGTTGGGATGCTGCACGCGGTGCGGCGTCCCGGAGGAGTGAGATGACCACCGACACGACGATGCCTGACGGCCACTGGACCTTCGACGCGAGCGTCACGGACGCGTTCGACGATATGCTGGAGCGGTCCATCCCGGCGTACAACGTGATGCGCGACCTGACGACGTCGCTCGCGGTCGCGCACCTGCAGCCGGGGACCGCGCTCGTCGACCTCGGCTGCTCCCGAGGCCAGGCGATCGGCCACGTGCTCGACCGGCTCGACCACGACACCCCCAACTGGCGCCGAGCCGCGGTCGACGGGACGCGGTTCGTCGGCGTGGACGTCTCGGTCCCGATGCTCAACGCGGCCCGCCAGCGGTTCGCCGGCAACCGGCTCGTCGACATCCGGCCGTGCGACCTCCGGACGTCGTACCCGGACGAGATGGCGTCGGTCACGCTCGCGGTCCTGACCGTCCAGTTCACGCCGATCGAGCACCGGCTACGTATTCTCCAGAACGCGTACAACCACACCGTGCCGGGCGGCGCGCTCCTGATCGTCGAGAAGCTGCTTGGCGAGTCGGCCGAGCTGCACGACGTGTACGACCGCGAGTACCTCCGGATGAAGGCCGCGCACGGCTACACGCAGGAGGCCATCGTCCGCAAGAAGGCGTCGCTAGAGGGCGTGCTCGTCTCGACGTCGGCGCGGTACCTCCAGCACATGCTAGAGGGTGTCGGGTTCCGGTACGTCGACGCGTACTACCGCTGGCTGAACTTCGGCGGCTGGGTGGCGGTCCGATGACGCCGGACGACCAGATGAGCCTCGCGCTGTTCAAGTTCTGCCACGAGGCTATGCACGGCCATCTCGCTCGGCTCGTCGAGTCGGGCTCCGGTCCATCGTCCCTCGAGGCCGACCTGCTCGGACCGCTCGCTATGGAGATGTTCTACGGCGGTCTGAGTCTCGCGCTCCGGTACCCGGCCGAGGCCGCGCTGTACCGCGAGCAGATGCGCGGGATCGCTCCCGGCCGCGAGGCCGTCGAGCGGACCGAGACCGAGGACATCGACGCGCTCGCTGCGGCGACGAGGAGGCCGGCGTGAGCAAGCCGCGCCACTTCGGACAGCAGCTCGTCCAGCGAGGGCCGGTCCCGCGCCGGCTCCAGGAGTCGATCGACGAGGCCGAGCGGCTCGCGTTCGCCGTCGAGTGGCGGGACGCCGAGCACCGGCTGGACCTGATGGAGCGCGCTCCGCACCGCGTCCGGATGATCATCCGCCGGGACGAGGAGCGCGCGTACGAGGAGGAGCTGCGGCGTCGAGCCGCGGAGGAGACCGATGGAGAGGCCTGATCCGCACCGGATGCCGCTCCGCGTCCGGCTCGCGTACGTCGTCCACCGGCACGTCCTGAACCCGCTCGCGTGGCGCTACGCGAGACCGCCGGGACCGCAGTGGGGGATCGTCGACCGCATCGACCGCCGGCACCCGCTCTGGCGGCTCAACGACCGCGTCGCCAACGTCTGGACGTCGTGGTGGGTGGAGCACCTATGAGCGACCTGACGCACGCGTCGTTCTTCTCCGGTATCGGAGCGTTCGACCTGGGGCTGGAGCGCGCGGGGTTCCGCGTCGTCTCGCACGCGGAGGTCAAGCCGTTCTCGTGCGCGGTCCTGGAGACGCACTGGCCGGGGGTCCCGAATCTCGGCGACATCAACGCCATCTGCCCTACGGGCGAGGGCGACCACGAGTGCGAGATACCGCCGGCCACCGTCTGGTCGGGTGGGTTCCCGTGCTCCGACTTCTCCATCATGGGACTACGGAAGGGACTGCTAGGTGGCAACCGATCCTCCCTCGGACTGGTCTTCCTCGACCTTGTTCGACGACACCGCCCTCCGTTCGTCGTCCTCGAGAATGTCCCCGGGCTCCTCTCTTCTCATGAGGGCCGGGACCTTGCGCTCCTCCTCAGTGTTCTGGAGGACATCGGGTACGGGTGGGCGTTCAGGCTTCTGGACGCGCGACACTTCGGACTACCCCAGGCGCGACGGCGGCTATTCATTGTCGCGGCTGCTGATGCCGAACGTGCCGGAGCGGTTCTCGATGACGTCACGGACCGCGGCGTGGATGCTGCGTCGTTCGGAGGACCGAGCGGAGCCGCTCTGGCCGGAGGTAGAGACGGCGCTGATCAGCGTCCTGCAGTCGTCATCGGACCTACATACGCTCCTCGCTCAGACGCCATCGTCCGCACCGACGGGACTACGTTCCCGATCACGCCCGGCAACCTCCAGTACGTCCTCGACGAGCCAATCACCATCCAGCGCCGAGGGTTCTCCGGAGCCGACGTCCGACGGGACGGAACAGCCTACACCCTCCTCCCCGACGACGCCGGCCGACAGTACGTCACCGAGCCGATCGTCATCGAGCGGCACGGCCACTTCGAACCGCAGGTCAAGCGGGACGGGACGGCGTACACGATCCTCCCGGTCGGAGCCGGCGGCAACATCGGACAGCAGTACGTCGTCGACCGAGGACCGGGACCGACCGTTCTCGCCGGCGTCTTCCCGAAGCGACGAGAGCAGCGCTCCCCGAGCCGAGCCGACGGGAGCAGCTACACCCTCACTCCCGGAGTCATCCCCTACGTCGTCGAGCCCGGCGACTGGGACGACCTCCCTGATGTTCGGGGAGACGGAGGACTGGGAGGAGACCGAGACGGAGCCGGAGCCGGAGCTGGTCTCCGGGCTCTCGCTCCCGCAGAGGATCATCGACCGGCTCCTGACGGAGACGATCCCGCCGGTACGGGTCCGGCGCCTGACGCCGACGGAGTGCGAGCGGCTGCAGGGCTTCCCGGATGGCTGGACGATCCCGTCGGAGACGGCGTTGACCCGGTGGGGCCGCAGCATCTCGACACCGCTCGATGGCACGTCCTCGGACGCGCTTGCCCGGTCCCTGTCGTCGAGTGGATCGCGCTCGGCATCCGCGCAGTCATCAACGGAGACGAGGTGAGTGGTGAAGACGCAGACGCAGCAGGTACTTGACGCGCTCCGGGAGCGCGGACCGGAGGGGCTGACGCCTCTCGACGCGCAGCGGTGGATCGGGACGATGCGGCTCGCCGCTCGCGTCTCGGACGCCAAGGAGCTGCTGGACGACGACGAGGAGATCATCACCGAGCGGTTCCGGACGCCGGGAGGGGCGGTCGTCGCGCGGTACGTCCTCCGACGTAGGACGGTCCGGGAGGCGGTCCCGATGACGCTCTGGCCGGAGACAGGACGATGAGACGTCGCACGGGTCTTCGTGGCTCTTCGGGCACGTCGATCCCGCCGGCGCTCAGGCTGGAGGTCCTGGAGCGCGACCGCGGCTGCGTCGGGTTCGGCCGGTTCCCCGGCTACTGCGCCGGCGCGCTCCAGCTAGACCACGTCCGCGCGTCGCACGGGATGGGGATGAAGTCCGAGACCGAGGTCGGGAACCTCGTCGCGCTCTGCGGCGCGCACCATCAGTGGAAGACCGAGCACGGACGCGTCGCGCGTCCCATCCTGCTCGCGTACCTGGAGACGAGGGCATGATCAGCAGCCCGTACCGGCCACGGCCGGTGGAGCACGACGAGGAGCTGGGGCCCGTCCGGTACTGCCCCGGCTGCGACGAGTGGTGGCCGGACGACGAGGAGTTCTGGATCGTCTCCCCGCCGCACGAGGTCGGCGAGGTCGGACGCTACCGGGACCGGACCTACATCCGCCGGACGCCGAGCCAGAAGATCCTGTGCCGCGCCTGCCACTATGAGCGCAAGCGCCGGTGGAACGAGCGGAACGACGTCGACCCGGAGCGGCGGGAGCGCCGGCTGCGCCAGATGCGCGAGAGCGCGAGACGCTACCGGGTCCGCCGGCGAGAGGCGGCGTCCTGATGCCGGAGCGCGAGGCCAAGGGCCGGATGCTCGTCCGGGAGCTGATGGCCGACCGGGAGTTCATGACGGCGTTCTCGGCCGAGGAGCGCGAGTGGTACCTGCTGACGTCGCTGTTCGCCGACGACGCCGGCTACCTCGTCTGGGACGTCGAGAGCAACGCGGCGAACCTCTACCGATACGAGACTCCGCGTCATCGAGTCGTGAAGGTCCGACGGATCGCGGCCAAGATGATCAGCGCGGACAGGCTCGTGGAGCTGGAATGCGGCCGCCACGCGTTCATGCCGCGGGTCGCGAGACGCCCTAGGGGGATGAAACGGGAGGACGGCGTCCGTCGAGAGCACTCCGAGTGCACTCCCAGTGCACAGGGTGAGCAGTCGGATCGAGAAGCGGAGAGTGCTCAGGGAGTGCACTCGGACAGCTCAGCTGTGCACTCGCCTTCCCTTCCTTCTCCAAGCCATACCAATCCCACGCGCGCGACCGCGCGCGACGGGCTGAGGCCACTGAGAGAGGCGCTGGTCGCGAACGGCCTGGACCCGGCGCTGCTCCCGGAGAGGAGGTCGCGATGATCTACGTCGTCGGCGAGCGGCTCGGGACCGGACGGAGCCGGCATCGTCTCGCCTCGCTGTTCGGGGTCTCGGAGGAGCAGATGATGGAGCACGTCGTCTGGGTGAACCTCTGGGACTATCCGGGGGCCGTCCCGGACAACTACGCGGCGATGATTGAGCAGGCGGCGCTCTACACGGACACCGTCGTCCTGCTCGGCCGGAGGGTCGCCGGCGTGTTCGCTCTCGGGACCAAGCCGTGGCTGACGCGGATCGTCCGGAACGCCGGCGCCGGTCCCGACGTGCTCGTGATCCCGCATCCGAGCGGCCGCAACTTCTGGTGGAACGCCAAGGCCAACGAGGACGCGGCTCGGTCCCTGCTCCGGGCCGCGTGGATGAGGAGCGGACGATGAACGAGTCGGCGTTCAAGCGGCGCGTCGTCGCGCTCGCGCTCCAGTACGGCTGGGAGTGGATGCACGTCCGTCCGGCTCGGACGAACCGGCCGGGGGTGTGGAAGACGCCGACCGACGGGACGCTCGGGGCCGGCTGGCCGGACCTGATCCTCGTCCGCGGCCGGCGGATCATCGCCGCGGAGCTGAAGGCCGAGGACGGCGTCGTCTCGGCCGAGCAGAGCCGGGTCCTGGAGCACCTGTCCGACGCCGGCGTCGAGACGCACATCTGGCGGCCATCGCTCTGGGAGTGGGTCGTGACCGCTCTCGGTCCCGAGGAGGAGTCATGAACGAGGACGAGCTGTTCCACGGCTACCGCAACACCGCTCCGGACGTCAAGCCGGTCACGCGGACCTTTACCCTCGGCCGGCTACGGTTCCGGCCGTGCGACTGCGGCTCGTGGCTCGGGTTCGACCACAGCAAGCCGGCCGAGTGCCAGCGGCTCGTCGAGACCCACCAGCTGACGGCGCGGCATCAGGCGTGGGCGACCGAGGTCAACTACCGGCTGGCGCTGCAGGGGGAGCTGCTCTGATGGACGTCATCGACGCCGAGATGCCGGACGGGACGCCGGTCCGGTGGTCGCTCCCGGACTTCGTCGCGATCGCCGACGAGCGGTCGCGGCCGTGCCGGTCCTGTGGCGCTCCGATCCTCTGGTGCGTTACGGTGTACGACAAGCGCGCTCCGATCAACCAGGACGGGACGTCGCACTTCGCGACCTGCCCCGACGCTGATAGCTGGAGACACCGGCCATGAGACCACCGGGATGGCTCGCGCAGATGGACCGCGGCACGCTCTCCGAGGACGGCCGCTCGATCATCGTCACGTTCCGCGTCCGGAGATGGCACCCCGGCTACTGGTGGGCCGTCATCCGCGCGACCTACCTCCGCCTCCGATGATCCTCGCGGCGATCGCGGTCAACGCGGCCGACCTCTGGCTCTCGTGGACCTACATCCTCGCGCACGGCGCCGGCGAGGCGAACCCGCTGATGGCCGGCGCGCTCTCGCTCGGACTGCTCGGCGGGCTCGCGCTGAAGGCGTCGCTGCTCGCGGTGGTTTTGGCGGCCGCTGCGCTCAAACCCCGGCGGGCCCGGCTCCTGATCGCGGCCGTGACGGTCGCAGGAGGTCTCGGCGCGCTCTCGGCGGTCGTGGCGTGAGGAAGCTCTCGCCGCTCCAGGACGCGCTCCTGTTCACGGTCGCGGTCCTGATCATCGCGGTGATCCTCCTGATCACCGTCCTGTTCCCTCCGGCGGTCCGGTCCGACCAGCCGACGGTGTACGCTCCGCTGCCGTCGTCGGCGTTCTCGCCGATCCCGGAGCCATCGAGTAGGATCGCGCCGGAGCCGGCGACGCCGGCGCCGAGCCCCCCCCCGAGCCCGGCGCCGAGCAGGACGCCAAGAGCGCCCGCCGGCTCCACCCGCATCGTCGCCTCCATCTCGGTCGTCGCCGGCGTCGCGACGTGGTACGCGTGGCGTCCCGGCGAGGCGGCCGCCGGTCCCGGTCTCCGGTCCGCTCTCGGTCCCGACTGGCGCGGGACCGTCGTCATCGTCACTGCCGGGGCTCGCTCCGTCCGGGTACGGCTCACCGACTGGTGCGCCTGCCCGGGCGGGCGAGTGATCGACCTCGACTCGCGGTCGTTCGCCGCGCTCGCTCCGCTCTCGGCCGGCGTGCTCTCGGTCTCGGTCGCAAGATAGGGTCTGGACAATCTCGCTCCCGCACCTACGATTGACGTAGTCGCACCGCAGGAGACGAGATGAAGGCAACCATCCAGCAGCTCGCATGGTACATCGAGCGCGACGGCGCGACGCTCTCGCGCCGGGACGGCCGGTGGATCGTCCGAGCCCCGCTCCTCGGCGGCTACGCGGAGTGGTCGCTCTCGGACGCCGAGAACGACGAGCTGAACGCGGAGCGCGACCGAGTGTACAAGCGGCTCGCCGATCGCCGGCGAGCGGCCGCAGCCCGATAGTCACGAGGAGACGAGATGGACTACCAGCGCGCAGCGATCAACGCGGAGACCCCGCGCCGGACCCACAGCCGCGGGACCGACGGACGCTACTCCGTCGAGGCGTCCGAGATGCGGCTCCCGGTCGGCCAGTGGCCGATCAACCTCACGCTCCCGACGGCCGAGTACGGCGTCGTCACGTTCAAGCGGTACCCCTACGGTCGCGACGAGTACAGCCTCCCGGACGTCGAGCGCGACGCGGACGGCGACATCGTCGCGGTCCACTACTACGGCCCGATGGGCATCCACCTGGTCGTCTGGAACGACTAGGCCACCAGTCAGTCAGAACGGAGACGAACGATGAACGCCAAGACCACCGCCACCTGCGGGAAGCTCGTCGGCAACTGGAAGTGCCAGCTCCCGACCGGCCACGCCGGCCGACACGGGACCAAGGTCGTCGAGACCGCCCGCAAGGTCGTCGCCGACGGCCTGCTCGGCATCCTCAACGGGACGACGACCGCCGACGCGGTCATCGCCGACCTCGCTCCCGTCCTCGAGACCAAGCACTGCAAGGGCTGCTCGTCCGACCTCCCGCGGTCCGCGTTCTCGACGCGGTCCTCGGCCAAGGACGGCCTCAACCCGCTCTGCCGGACCTGCCGCGGCGGTCGCCGGTCCGCACGCCGGCAGGCCAAGCGGCTCGCGGCGTCCCAGGCGGTGGCGTCGTGAGCGCCGTCTTCGACCGCCACCACCACGGCCGGTACGCGTCCCGCGTCCGCGTCGAGACCCCCCAGGGGTCGGCGTACGACGGCCGGCGCGGTCTCGTGATCGACCGCGTCGGCTCCGTCGACGTCCCGACCTACATCGTCCAGCTGTCGCCGACGCTCGTGCTCCCGTTCGGAGCCGGCGAGGTCGTCGTGATCGACGAGAGGAGCAGGTACCAGTGAAGCTGACCGTCGAGGAGCAGGCCGAGGTCGCCGAGACGCTCGACGAGCGCGCGGACGCGGCACGGCCGGTCGACCCGGAGTGGCAGATGGCTCTCGACGAGGCGGCCGAGGAGGCCGGCCTCCCGGAGCCGGACGGAGAGTTGACCAAGCGCGCGCAGTGGGGAGATAGGTGATGGAGATGATGCAGCTGCTGATGGACGTCGGGTTCGTCGTCGTCCCGCTGCTGGTCGGTCTCGCGGTGATGCAGGTCTACAAGGCGCTGTTCCCGCGCGGATGATACGGATCGACCGTCTGATACGATGATCCGAGCGGACGGGTTGCCTGACTAGCCGAAGCGAGGTGGTCGGGTACTCGTCTCCCCGGCCTCGGCCCGTCCGCTCAACCTCCCTCAGAGACCGGCTCCCAATGCGGCAAGGCACCGGGAGCCGGTCTCGTGTGTACGCTGGCGCGGTGCGCTAGACTCGGGAGCCGTGGGGACCGACGAGCACCTACGGAGACGAGCCGACGTGACAGACCAGCCCGGACCATCCTCTCCCAGCCACCGTCGCTGGGACGACGGCTCGGGGCCGGCCATCTCGATCCGCCAGATGGTCATGGACCACGACGAGGCCATCGACGACCTGCTCATCTGGAAGGCCGAGCTGCGCGGAGCGTTCCGGCTGATGACCCTCGTGATGGGCACGTCGCTCATCTCGCTCGTCGTCTCGGTCGTGACCATCATCGCGCTGATCGCGGAGCACAAGCCGTGACTCCGTCGCGCCGGCTGGAGCTGCTGGTCTACCTCGCGATCGTCATCGCGGTCGTGACGCTCTCGCTCCAGCTGCTCCACCTGATCCTCCACCTGGGAGCCTGAGCGATGCCGATCGTTATCCGGGACGAGACCCACTTCGCACCGTACGACGACCCGGCGCAGGTCATCGTCGACCTCGCCGACTCGGCGACCAAGAGCATCCACATCGACATCTACGGGTTCACCTACGCTCCGCTGATGGACGCGCTGATCGCCGCCCACCAGCACGGCGTCGCGGTCAACATCGTCGCCGACCACACGCAGGCGGCCGGTCCCGCGGAGCGCGTGCAGCTGCAGCGGCTCGTCGACGCCGGGATCGACGTTCTCGTCGGGACCTCGAGCCGCGGAGCGATCGACCACTCCAAGTACATCATCATCGACGCCGAGCTGGGACCGTCCGACCCGCTCGCGTGCGTCGGGTTCGGCTCGTTCAACTTCAGCGAGAGCGCGAGAGCGCAGGACAACACGTTCTCGGTCCGGAACGACGGCGGGCTGGTCGCCGCGTTCCTCGCCAACTGGCAGCGCGTCCACGACGACGCGTTCGACAAGCATCCGGAGTGGCAGGTCACTCCGAGCATCGGAGGGAGCGGATCATGACGCTGCTGAACGGGCTCGACGTCTCCAACTACCAGAACGGGACGCCGTCGCTCGCCGGCCAGTCGTTCCTGATCGCCAAGGCGACAGAGGGGCTGACCTACGCGGACCCGACGTACCACGAGCACACCGCGGCAGCGGTCGCGGCCGGGAGGCGCCACGGCGCGTACCACTTCGGCCACTCGGGGCTCGACCCGGTCGCGCAGGCCGCGTACCTCGTCGCGCACGCGCCGGACGCGCAGTTCTACGCGCTCGACTCGGAGGGCGCGACGCGGATGACGCCGGCCGAGGAGACCGCGTTCTTCGCCGCGCTCGGCAAGGACAAGCCCGGCGTCAAGCGGCTCCTGTATGAGTCGCTCTCGGGGTTCGACCGGCAGGTCGGTCAGGACGCCAACTGGGTCGCAGACTGGGGCAACACGCCTCCCAACATCCCGTTCGCGTTCTGGCAGTACACGTCGAACGGCTCGATGCAGGGATACGCCGGCCGGCTCGACCTCGACCACTTTAACGGCGACCAGGCCGCGCTCGACGCGTTCTGCAACGTCGCACCGCCGCATCAGTGGCAGCTCCACATCGCGGCCGGGACCAAGGTGGTCTACTACGTCTCGGCGTTCGGAGCCGGCGGATGCATCGCCGGCTGGACGTCCCGCTCTTGGCAGGGCAACGCCAGCTCGGCGCCCTGTCGCGCACCCGTCGTCCGGCCCGGATGCTCGTCCGGCTCGGCCAAGGTCGCGTACGTGACGGCTGGCGTCTTCGCTGGCAAGTTCGTCCGGCTCTCGGGCGGCGTCAGCGCATCGTGAGGAGGGTCTCGTGACCGTAACCGTCCCGGACTTCAGCGCGCTGCAGCCGGTCCAGTTCCTGATCATCCTGGTCATCGTCGCGCTCGTCGACTTCGCGACCGCCGTGCTCGGAGCCATCCGGGACAAGACGTTCGCCTGGGACCAGCTCGTCGTGATCGCGCAGTCGCACGGCGTCAACCGCATCCTGCCGATCGGCGGCCTGTTCGCAGTCGGCGTCGTATCGGCGACCGCGTCGCTCTGCTACCTCGCCGACGCGCTGCTCGCGGCGTACGTCGTCGAGACGCTGATCAGCGTCAACGGGAACATCTCGCGACCGGCGCCGACACCGCCGGCGCCCTGATGCCGCCGGTCCATCGTCCCCACTACCGCTCACCGGAGGAACAGCTCGTGGCATCTCTCGACGCTCTGACCGCGGCCGTGACGCAGCTCGGCGCGGACATCACCAAGGAAGCGACCGACGTCACGAACGCGATCGCCGCGCTCCAGGCGACCATCGCCGGCCTCCAGGCCGGGACGATCACGCAGGCGCAGGTCGACGCGCTCACGACGCAGGTCACGGCCGCCGACGCGGCGGTCAACGCGCTCGACGCGAGCCTGCCGCCGGCGGCCGCTCCCGCGCCATGAGCCGGCGCAAGCACCGTCCGTCGAAGGCGTCCCGTCCGGCGAGCCGGCGCTACATCGACTCGGCCATGCGGCGTCTCCGGGACGACGTCGTCCGAGCCGTCCTCTGGGCCGGTCGCCCGGACGTCGTCGAGCAGATGACGCAGGAGCAGATCGAGCGCCGGCTACGCGGCTATGGTCGCGGCCGGTAGCGTCGTCCGTCCTACTCGCGCGCCGGGGCAGGTCGCTCCCGGCGCGCGGGAGCGCGCTCGCGGCTCGTCGGCTCGGCGCGGCTACGGTCGGGGCTGGCGCGCGGTACGGCGCAACCACCTGCTCGACGAGCCGCTCTGCCGTAGCTGCGGCGCTCTCGGCGCTCACGTGGACCACATCGTGGAGCGGCGGGACGGCGGGACGGACGACGAGTCGAACCTGCAGACCCTCTGCAGCTCCTGCCACTCCCGCAAGACCCTCAAGCGGACGCGGGCCGGCCGGAAGTCGGCGCACAATACCAAACCGGCGCCGGCCGGAGACCGTTACGCTCGTTTCCGCGAGAGACACCTGCAGGTTTCTCAGCCCCCCTCGGCGGTGGCGGCCGGACCGCAGCAGATCACGGGTACGACGCCGGAGCAGCTCACCCTCGTCCCCACCCGGTCTCCGCTCCGGCCGTTCACGATGCGGCACTGGCGGCGGTGGACGTCCGACCTGATCCTCGACAACGGCGAGTCGTGGCACCCGGAGGGCTTCCAGGACGCGTTCGTCGAGGACGTGTTCTCCGGCGTCAAGGAGGCGTGGCTGGTCGTCCCGGAGGGGAACGGCAAGTCGACCCTGCTGAGCGGGCTCGGGCTCTACCACACGGAGCACCGGCCGCACGCGTCGGTCCCGATCGCCGCGTCGAGCCGGGAGCAGGCGGAGATCATGTACCGGCAGGCCGAGGGTTTCGTGCTCCGGTCGGACCGGCTCCACCGGACGGTCCGGAGCGACCTGCAGGCGGCCAAGGGCAAGCGGAAGCTCGACGTCCCGCTGTTCGTCTGCCTGGAGGGCTATCGCCGGATCAACCACGCGGAGGGCGGCCGCATCCAGGTGTTCGCCGCGGACGACCGGACCGGCGACGGGATCATCCCGACGCTCGGGCTGCTCGACGAGCTGCACCGCCACCGGGACCTCGGCCTGTACCGGACGTGGGCCGGCAAGCTGCTGAAGCGCGACGGCCAGGTGGTCGGCATCTCGACCGCCGGCGAGCCGGGAAGCGACTTCGAGCAGACGCGCGAGGCCATCAGGCGCCGGAGCACGGCCGTCGAGTCTCGGGGGTTCTTCACCCGCTACGCAGGCTCCGGCGTCGTGCTACACGAGTGGATGGTCCCGGCCGACGTCGAGCCGGACGACTTCCGGGCGGTCAAGCGCGCGAATCCGCTCCGGAGCATCACGGTCCCGGACCTCCGCGAGAAGTTCAACAGCCCGACGATGACGCTCCCGCACTGGTCCCGGTTCGTGATGAACCGGCCGACGCGCTCGTCGACCGCGGCGATCGAGGACCGTGAGTGGGCGCTCGCGGCGACCGACGAGGTCATCCCGGAGGGCGAGCCGGTCTGGCTCGGTCTCGACGTCGCGTGGAAGTGGGACACGACCGCGCTCGTCCCGCTCTGGTGGGCGTCGCCGGAGCACCGGCTTCTCGGGCCGGCGACGATCCTGACCCCGCCGCGCGACGGCTCGTCGCTCGACCCCGACCTCGTCGAGGCGGCCCTACTCGCGGTCCACGCGCGGAACCCGGTCCACACGGTGGTGATGGACACGACGCGAGCCGAGCAGCTGGCGACCTGGATCGCGCGGACGCTCGGCGCGACCGTCGTCGACCGGCCGCAGACGTCGCTCTGGGCGGCCGCCGACTACGCGTCGTTCACGGAGGCGCTCCGCTCCGGCTGGCTCCGGCACTCCGGCGACGCCGGCCTGACCAAGCACGTCCTGAACGCGATCGCCAAGCCGCTCCCGGACGGCCGCCTGCGGTTCGACCGGCCGGCCGACAACCGCGTCGCCGGCGCCGAGCAGGAGCGGCGAGTCATCGACGCGCTGACGGCGGCCGCGATGGTCCACTCGGTCGCCGCAGAACCCGCCGAAGAGCCCGAGCCTACACCTGGACTCCTCGCGTATTATGAGGCGCAGATCGCGGCCGCCACTGCCGCGGCGAGCGGAGCCTGATGGACGCCCTAGACATCCCGACGTTCATCCGCAGACCGGAGCTGCTCAAGGCCTCATCGTCACCGCTCGCCCCGGCGGTCCTCCCTCCGCCCCCGACTCGGGTGGCCAACTCGTGGGACGCGGTCCGGACGACGGACCTGACGGCGCTCGCGCAGCGGGTGATCAACGAGGACCTCGGCCCCGGCGTCCCGATCACCCCGGTCCACCCCGAGAAGACCGAGCCGCGGCTGTTCGACTACACGCCCGGCTACAACATCGCCATCACCCCGCGGACCTTCGAGGACCTCACGTTCGCGACGCTCCGCGGTCTCGCCCGCTCGTGGGACGTCGCGGCGCTCTGCATCCAGCGGAACATCGACGACCTCCGGCAGCTCCACTGGGAGATGCGGCCCAAGGCCGTGCCGGGGATGGACCGCGGCGCGGTCCGGGACCGGAAGCGGCGCCTGGAGGCGACGCGGGCCGAGGCCGAGGGGTTCTGGTATACGCCGGACCAGGAGCACAGCTGGTCGGGCTGGGTCGCGATGTACTTCAAGGACCTCTACGAGGTCGACGCGTCGACCATCTACCTCCGCAAGCGGCTCGACGGCACGCTCTACGCGGCGCAGCTCGTCGACGGGACGACGATTGCCCCGCTCGTCGACGAGCGCGGCCGGCCGCCGGTGCCGCCGGAGCCGGCATACCGGCAGATCATCCGCGGGATGCCGTGGACGATGTACGCGAACGACCTCCAGCTGCCGCCGGACGAGCGCAAGCTGTCGTTCGACAAGATGCAGATGGTGTACGAGCCGTTCTGGCCGCGGACCGACTCTCCGTACGGCCATCCGCCGATGGAGTGGGTGATCCTGACCGTCCAGCGCGCTCTCGCGCGGCAGGTGCTCGACTTCCGGCTGTTCAACGACGGGACGACGTCGTACGACTACTGGAAGATGCCGTCCGACTGGACCGAGGGGCAGATCAGCTCGCTGCAGGCGGCGTACGACAAGCTGATGAGCCTCCCGATCAAGCGCGCTGGGCTCCGGTTCATGCCCGGCGGCCAGAACAGCGGCATCGAGCACGGGTTCATGGAGCCGAAGACCGAGGGCGAGGAGTTCCTCCTGCACGTCGGCTGCGCGGCGTTCAACCGCTCGCCGATGGAGATGGGGTTCATCCGGTCGTCCGGCGGCGCCGGGCTCGGCGGCAAGAGCGTCGCGCAGGAGCAGGGCAAGGCGGCCAACAAGGGGGTCCGCGCGGCCGCGTTCCACCTGAAGGGCATCGTCGACCGCATCACCGCCCGGTACTTCTCGGATGAGCTGGAGCTGGTGTTCCCGGAGCTGGAGGACGTCGAGGACGCGGAGCTGCGCGCGAAGGCCGAGGACATCCGGCTCCGGAACGGCTCCGTGAGCATCGACGAGGTCCGGCTCGACCGGGACATGGACCCGATCGGTCCGGCCGACAAGCCGGGCAACATGATCTACCTCGGGACGAACCCGCCGGTGTCCGCGCTCGACGCGATCGAGGGCCAGCTGGCGCCGGCGATGCCGGCCGGCGGGAACCCGCCGAGCCCGACGGCGGTCCCCGGGCAGGCGACGTCGGAGACGCCGGTGTCCAAGGTCTGGGACCACCTCCCGGACCTGGAGTCGTTCGCCAAGGCACTCGGCGGCAAGCGGCTCGACTTCAAGGGCGACCTCGCGACGGTCGTTCACCGATACCTGCTCCGGTCGTACCCGGCGAAGGACGTCGAGTGGGTGCTGGACCCGTCCGTCCACTGGTCGTACGAGCCGACGGTCAAGCTGTCCGACATCAACATGGCACGGCGTCCCGGCGGCCGGAACGAGGAGAAGGTCAACAGCATCGCGTCCATCGTCGAGGACGGCGCGTCGCTCGACCCGCTCGTGCTCGTCGACGCCGGCGACCCGGCCGGCTACACGATCGCCGACGGCTACCACCGGACGCTCGGCGTCGAGCACGCCGGGAAGGACGCGGTCCCGGCGTTCATCGCGACCGGCGTCGACCCGGAGATGGTCCGGACGATCAGCGGCCCGATGCAGGCCGACTCGGCGAGCATCCAGAAGGCCGACCTCGCGCGCTGGCGGCGCAAGTCGCTCGCGTCGCTCCGGCGCGGCCGCGGGGCCGCGGTCCCGTTCGCCTCCGAGGCGATCCCGCCGGCGACGGTCACGGCGCTCTCCGCGGCGCTCGCGGTCGCTCCAACCCCGACCGCGGTCCGCGCGGTGTTCGACGTACTGGGAGACTGACGATGGCATACGGACCGCTCCCGATCGAGGCGACCGAGGTCCAGACGCAGACGCTCGACGACGTCCACGCGGCGACGACGTCGCCGACCGGCTCCGTGAGCGCGCTGCTCCCGACCGCGGCTGAGAAGGCGGCGCTCGACGCGGCCGTGGCGCCGGCGGCCGGCAACGCGTTCGCGACGCTCGACGACCTGGAGTCGATGCTCTACACCGGCACGTACGCGTTCGCGAAGGGAGCCGCCAACCACTCCGTCGTGACCATCCAGGTGCAGGACCGGCACGGCGTGAACCTGACCAAGCCGACGATGGCGATGGTCTGGCTCTCCGACGCGGCGTCCGGCGCCGGGCTCGCGGCGGTCGACCCGACGACGTTCACGATCACGACGGGGTCCGAGCTGATCGACCCGGCGACGGTCAAGAGCGCGATGATCATCCAGACCGACGCGACCGGCAAGGCCGTGGTCGACATCCAGAGCGTCGCGAAGACGCTGTACTACGTCGCGCTGCAGGAGTTCGGCGGCGACGACGCGCACGTCTCGCGCAAGATGGTGTCGGGGGACTACGGATGAGCCTGATGCTCGACGCGGCCGACGCGCCGTTCCGGATCACCGCGCCGATAGAGCACATCACCAAGCTGGACGACGGGACGCTGCTCGCGCACGTCGTCGTCACGTCGGAGCGGCCGGACAGCCAGGGCGAGGTCGTCGACTACGACGGGTTCAAGGCTGCCGCTCCCGGCCTGATGAAGTGGGCCGTGCTCGGCCAGATGCACGACCCGGACCGGAGCGACGCCGGGACGATCCTCCGGCTCTATCTCGACGACGAGGCGCGCAAGGCCGAGGCCGACATCCACGTCGTCGACCCCGTCGCGGTCCGGAAGGTCCTCAGCCGGGTGTACAAGGCGGTGTCGCTCGGCGGGACGAAGCTCGCGGTCCGAGCCGACGTCGTCGCCGGCCGGCCGGTCCGGCGCATCGTGAAGATGATCGCCGAGGAGCTGTCGCTCTGCCCCGTCGGAGCGAACCTCGACGCCGTGATCGCTAAGCAGTACGTGCTCGCGAAGCGCGGCGACGCTCCGGCCGACCTCTCCGAGGAGGACCGGCACGCGCTCGTCGACGCGGCCCGCGAGTTCCTCGCGAAGGCGGAGGCGGCCGACCCGGACGTCGGCGGCGGTCGCGTCCGGTCGAAGATCCCGAGCAAGGACTTCGTGTTCCCGGAGGACGCGCCGGACGGCGGGTTCCCGATCACCAACCAGGGCGACCTCGACGACGCCGTCTCCTCGTGGGGGCGGTATAAGGGTCCGCACTCGTTCGACGAGTTCAAGAGTCGGGTCAAGCGCATCGCCCGTCGCAAGGGGCTCTCGCTCCCGCAGGCGTGGCAGGAGGAGAAGAAGATGGCCAAGGCCGCACGGAGGGCCGCCGATGCGGCCGAGCCCGAGACGACGGGGGAGCCGATCGTGAAGGCCGCTCCACCGCCGGACGACGCTAAGGACGGCGACGGCGGCGACGCCAAGCCTCCGTTCCCCGGCGCCAAGCCGCCGATCAAGGGCGGGAAGAAGGCCGCTCGCAAGGCGCGCAAGATGGCCAAGGCCGAGGCCCGCAAGGCGCGGCTCGCCAAGGCCGAGCGGTTCGCCAAGGGCAAGAACAAGACGATCAAGATGCTCGCCGAGGCGCTGGAGGCCGTCACCTGCGCTATCTCCGAGGAGTCGGACGAGGGCGACGCCGAGGCGGTCAAGGCACTGACCGGGATCGCCGACGGTCTCCACGAGCAGCTGATGACCGAGGCGGCCGAGGTCCACCCGGACGACGGCGACGACGACGACGACGTGGAGCCGATGGACGTCGACGACGAGACCGCGATGGCGTACGCCAAGGCTCGCCGGCGCGCGGCCGACCGCGCTCCGCGGCTCGCGAAGCGCCTGCGGAAGCAGGCGAAGGCCACAGCGGCGCTCCGCAAGAGCCGCCGGTCCCTGCGGTCCGAGCGGAGCCAGCTCCGCAAGGCCGCGTTCCTGACGTCGGTCCTGACCAAGAGCGGGTCGCGCAACTCCAAGAGCGACCTCGCGAAGATCGACGCGATCCACGCGGCGACCGTCGACCTCGGGACGACGGCGCACCGGATCGCCGAGGAGCCGCCCTCCGGCGACCTCCCGGCGGCCGACCCAATGACGAAGTCATCGACCAGCCTGGCAGACCAGATGCGAGAGGCCCTGCAGGGCGTGCTCCCGGCCGAGAAGCTGACCGCGCTAGAGGCGAGGCTCGCCGCGCTCGACGAGAAGTCGGACGCACAGGGCGGGATCCTCGCGAAGATCGCGAAGCAGCCGACGGACGGCGGCCCGTACACCGCAGTACTCCGCGGCCCCCAGCCGGAACCGGAGGGGGAGACCCGCGGCGACCTGCTCGCGAAGGCGGCCACGCTGATCGACGACCCGCGCCTGCGAGAGCAGGTCTCATCGGCCGCGGCGCTGGAGATGATCCAGCGCGGTCGGTCGTCCACCAACACCTAGCAGGAGCCCCGACCGATGGAACAGGTCGACGGGTTCACGACCGAGTCGCAGCTCAAGGCCCTCGCTGAGGTCAACGCCCTCCGCTCCCAGGTCAACGAGCAGTTCGGCAAGGCCGGGAACACGACCACGACCGGCATCACGACCGGGACCGGGCTCGTCTCGATCCCCCTCGAGGCGCCGGCCAAGTCCCTGTACAGCGTCTACACCCGCCTCCGGCAGCGCGTCCCGCGCGAGTCGGACGGGAAGGGTGGTCTCTCGATCACCTGGCGCGCACTGACGAGCATCTACAACGGTGGATACGACGCCGGCATCGCAGAGGGTGCCGTCGGCTCCACCGTCCAGTTCACGGAGGCCGACGTCTCGGCCGCGTACAAGACCCTCGGCCGGCTCGCCTCGGCGACCTACGAGGCCATCAGCGCCTCGCAGACGTTCGACGACGTCGTGTCGAAGGCCACGCTCGGCGGCCTGCAGAACCTGCAGGTGTCCGAGGAGCTGTCGATCATCGGCGGCTGCGCGACCGGGATCGCCAAGCCCGGCGCCCTGTCGTTCGCCGACACGGTCGCGGCCGGAGCCGGGAGCCTGACGCCGTCCACCGCGTACTACTACGCGGTCTCGGCGGTCACCCTGCTCGGGACCGACTGGGTCAACGGGACCGGCGCCCGCGGCATCGTCTCGGCGGTCGACTCGCCGAACGAGACCGACGCCGTGACCGGCAACCACACGACGACCGGGTCGGGCGCAGGCTCGACGGCGACGGTCGTCAACTGGGCGGCCGTCCCCGGCGCGTTCGCGTACAACGTGTACGTGGGCACGACGAGCACCGTCCACTTCCGGGCCCAGGTGACCGTGAACACGTTCACCCTGAGCACGGCTCCGTCCGGGACGGGTAACCTCCCGAACGCGGCGAACCAGACGGCCAACGCGCTCCAGTTCGACGGCATCGTGACGCAGGCGGCCCTCGCCTCCGGCGCGCTGCTGAAGGACATGGCCGGCGCGTCCCTGACCGCCGGCACCGGCTCGGTCAACGAGATCGACGCGATGCTGGAGACCCTCTTCCGGACCCCGAAGGTCGCGCCGAGCCTCCTGCTCGTCTCCGGCCACGAGGCCCAGACGATCCGCAACCTGGTCCTCTCGGCCGGGACGTCGGTCTCCACGCAGCGGTTCAACGTCGACGTCGGACCGGACGGCGCCATCCGCGCCGGCTCCATCTTCATGGAGTACACCAATCCGTTCTTCCCCGGCCAGCCCATCGAGGTCATGGCGCACCCGTACATGCCGCAGGGCACGGCGGTCGTCCTGACCGAGAAGCTCCCGCCCTGGTACCCGAACGCGAACGTGCCGAGCACGTGGGCGGTCGACACCCGGCGTGAGTTCTACAGCATCGAGTACGCGATCGCGACGTCGTCCGGCCGCGTCAAGCCCATCGGCGTGTACGTCGAGGAGGTCCTCAAGGGGTACGCCCCGACGTTCACCGGCGTCATCCAGGGCATCGGCGCATAGCCGAGAGCGGACGGTCCCGGCCTGGCCCTCCCGGCCGGGACCGCTCCGCGGCAAGAGGAGGCCAAGATGGCCAAGTATCGGTTCACTGGTCCGGAGCCCCGCGACGACGTCCCGGCGTCGTTCGAAGAGGGCGTCATCGCTCCGTGGACGCTCGCCGAGCTGATCGACGCCGGCCACGTCGAGCGTCTCGACGCTCCCGCTCCCGCTCCCGTCCCGGAGCCTGCTCCGGAGCCTGCGCCGGCGCCTGAAGACGCCACGAAGGCCACAGCTACGGTCGGCGCGCGGCGTCCGTCCCGCCCGGCCGCTCCGGCTCGTCCCGCGGCTCGGAAGCGGTAGCCCGAACCGATGAGCGCGTACTGCTCGCTGGCCGACGTCAAGCAGAGGATGTCAGGTGACGTCCCGACGATGTCGACCGCGTTCGACAACACGATCACCGCGCTCATCACGGACATCTCCGACACCATCGACGACGAGATCCGGCAGCTCCGCGCGCAGCCCGACGGGTGGACGATCCTCCCCGGCTCGCCGACGACGAGGCGCTACACCGGCTCGCCCTACCCCGGCTCCGACCTCCTGCTGATCGACGACGCGGTCGCGGTCTCGTCGGTCGCGCTGCTCGACGTCACGGGGAACGTCGTCCAGACGCTCGTCGCCGGGACCGACTGGCTCCCGTTCCCCCTGAACACCCTCCCGATCATCGGCCTGACGATGACGCGGAACCGCTGGCCGTCGAACGCCGGCGGCGTGCAGGTCGGGCTGACGCCCGGCTACTCGGCGACGGTCCCGACGGACCTGAAGCTGGCGACGGTGGACGAGGTCATCCGCGCGTACCGCTCCGGACTCGCCGGCGAGACCGACACCGTCGGCATCGAGCCGTTCCGGCCGCAGCCGCTGACGCGCGCACTGCTCGCGAGCACCTACCGCGCGATCCACCGATACCGGCTCGGCTCGTCGTTCCTCCGGAGCCCGTCGTGATCGTCGTCGAGCGCATCCCGCAGGTCACGGCCGCGCTCGTCGCGGCCGGCGAGGTGAAGATCCCGCAGGCCGTCCGGCGCGTCACCGTCGAGGGCGCCAAGCCGCTCCGCGCGGCGATCCGCGCCGAGGCTCCCGTCGGGAAGCGAGCGCGGCCGGCGCAGAACGACACGCCGGGGAACCTCCGGCGGTCGGTCCGGTACAAGGCATCGCGCGGCTCCAAGGGCGAGCGGTACACGGTCGGCGCGTTCGGACGCGGCTCCGCGCACCGCGGGCTCGTGATCTACGGCCACGAGAAGCGCGGAGGCGGCGGCCGGACGCGGGCCAACAGCTTCGTCGAGCGCGGCGGTCAGGCGGCCGAGGGCGCGGCGGTCGCCGCGATCAACGCGGCCGCGACGGCGGCGATCAAGGCGGCGATCGGATGAGCAGCGCGATCGCGGCGGTCGTCGACTACACTGCGGCGCTCGCGGCCGGCATCGCGGGCGTCGCTCTCCCGAACGGCTCGACGGTCGGGGTCCGGTCCGTGTACGGCGCCGGCCAGGGCGTGATCCTCGACCCGCTCCGGCCGGGAGCGTTCGTCCAGCCGGTCCCGGACGCGCCAACGGAGCCGTTCGTCCACTGGTCGCGGCTCCCGGACGCGCCGACGATCGAGTGGGTCTCGATGCAGTCCGTCGAGCTGACGTGGACCGTCCCGATGCGGCTCTGGCTCCCGCGGTCCGACTCGGCGACGGCGGCGCAGACGGCGCTCCCGTTCTATGACGCGTATCTGGCGAGGTTCACTCCGGACTACACTCTCGGCGGGATGGTGCTCCGGTCGTCGATCAAGTCGATGAAGCCCGACACGGACGAGTCGTGGTTCTGGCTCGACGTCGAGCTGGAGGTCGTGGAGGTGGTGGTCTACTGATGGACGGCTACGAGGAGCTGGAGCGGCTCGGCCAGCCCTACTGGCAGTGCTCGACGTGCCCCTACGGCTCGATGAACCGCTCGCTGACCGAGGCGCACGTCCGAGACCACGCGCCCCGAGTGACCCTCGAGGAACGGCTGGCCGCCGAGCAGGCTCCGGCCGAGGCGCCGGTCGTCGCCTCCCCACCCACGCCCCGAAGGAGGAGATGATCCATGGCCCGAACCGCCCTAGCAATCCAGCAGCCGCCGGGAGCGTACCCGGCCCTGCCGCTCGGGGCTCTCGCCGCGCAGCTGACGTTCGCCGCGTCGACGGGGACCCCCAACTTCGACGGGTTCGTCTCGACCGGCCGCGAGGTGCTCGTCTGCTACAACAGCGGCGGCGCACCGGCGACGGTGACGGTCCACTCGGTCGCCGACGCGCTCCAGCGGACCGGCGACATCACGTCCTACTCCGTCCCGGCCGGAGCGTGGGCGATCCTCGGCCCGTTCTACCAGTCGGGCTGGAAGCAGTCGGACGGCACCATCTGGGTCGACACGTCGGCGACGACGCTCCAGCTGGCGGTCGTTCGGCTCCCGTCGATCCCGTAGCAGGAGAGGGTACACGCTGATGGCAAGCAACGCGGTCGCCGGCCCCGGCTGGCTACTCCAGCACAGCGCACTCGGGGCCGGCATCTACACGACGGTCACCGAGGTCAAGGACATCAAGGGCCCCGCACAGGCGCTCGACACGGACGAGATCACGAACCAGTCGAGCCCGAACCAGTACAAGGAGTTCATCGCGACGCTGCTCGACGGCGGCGAGGTCACCTTCCAGTGCGTCTGGGTCCCCGGCGACGCGACGCAGGACTCGATCACGGGCCTGCTCTCGTGGATGCAGAGCCGCGGTCTCCAGGACTGGAAGCTCGTCCCGCCCGGCACGTACTCCTCGCACGTCCTGACGTGGAGCGCGTACGTCACCAAGTGGGACACGGCCGCTCCGGTCGGGAAGCACGCGACCATCGACGTCACGCTCCGGATCACGGGACCCGTCGCGACGGCGTAACAGGAGGCGGCCAGCATGGCCGGAGGCTACGGGCGCTCACTGCTCGTCTGGCGGGACGGTCCCGACGGCGTTGGCGACACGCCGGCGACCGTCCTGCCAGCGATCATCGAGCGGCTACGGGAGCTGAACCGACGCGAGGCGGCTCGTGAGCTGTCCCTCGCGATCACGCACACCGAGGAGGCTCTCCACTGGCTGGAGGCTCTCGACAAGAGGAGGTCAAGATGACCGCTCTGACACGCGACGCGATCCTCGAGGCGGACGACCGCATCGTCGAGCAGGTGGAGGTCCCGGAGTGGGGCGGCCACGTGTTCGTCCGCTCGCTCTCCGGCGCGGAGCGCGACGCATACGAGTCGGGGATCGCGAGCATCCGCTGGTCCGGGACCAAGCCGACCGTCGAGTCGAACCGCGCGAACGTCCGCGCTCGGCTCGTCGCGATGGCGACGGTCGACGAGAACGGCCGGAACCTGTTCACGGACAAGGACGTCCTGATCCTCGGGCAGAAGAACGCGGCCGCGCTGGAGCGCGTGTTCACGGTCGCGCAGCGGCTCTCCGGCCTCTCCGACGAGGACGTGGAGGAGCTGAAGGAGCAGCTGGGAAACGCCCCGAGCGACGGTTCTGGTTCGTCCTCGCCCGAGACCTCGGCATGAGCGTCGCCGAGGCGCAGGCTCGCATCAGCTCCCGCGAGTACGCGGAGTGGATCGCGTTCTATGCGCTCTCGGCCGAGGAGCCGGAGCCGTCGGACGACGAGATGGCCGCCAAGGCAGCCGCGTTCGCCGGCCGGTTCCGTGATCCGGGGACCGTCAGTCAGGAGCGTCGATGAGCACGATCGGTGAGCTGCTCGTCCGCATCGGCGTCGACACCAAGCCGCTGACCGCCGGCATCGCGCAGGCGCGCGGGGAGCTGGCCGCTCTCGACGGCGCCGGCGCGGCCGGTGGCGGCGGTCTCGCGAACCTCGGGAAGGCGGCCGGCGTCGCCGGAGCGGCGGTCGCCGCAGGAGCCGCGATCATCGGCGTCGAGGCGGTCAAGTCGGCCGCGTCGTTCAACGACGCGATGACGCAGATCCAGACGCAGGCCGGCGCGACCGCGGCGCAGGTCGACCAGTTCAAGGGCCAGGTGCTCGACCTCGCGACCGTCGTCCCGCAGGGACCGGACGCTCTCGCGGCCGGCCTGTACCACGTCGTCTCGGCCGGCTACGCCGGCGCGCAGGCGATGGACGTCCTGAAGCTCGCCGCGGAGGGCGCGTCGGTCGGCCACGCCGACCTGGAGTCGACGACCAACGCGCTGATCGCCGCGCTCAAGTCCGGCGTCGGCGGCGTCCAGAACGCGTCGCAGGCGATGGGGGTGCTCAACAGCATCGTCGGCGCCGGGAACATGCGGATGCAGGACCTCACGGACGCGATGGGGACCGGCGTCCTGTCGACGGCGAAGAACTACGGTGTCAGCATCCAGGACGTCGGCGCGGCGATGGCGTCGATGACGACGCAGGGCGTCCCGGCGATCGACGCGGCGACGCGGATCAACTCGGCGATGCGGTTGATGGCAGCGCCGACGTCGGCGGCGCAGAAGGCGCTCGCCTCGATCGGGATCACGTCGACGCAGCTCGCGACCGACATGCGTCAGCCGCAGGGGATGCTCGTCGCGCTGACCGACCTGAAGACGCACATGGCGACCGGCGTCCCGAACGCGGTCAAGCAGATGGTCGCGTCCATCGAGGCGTCGAGCAAGAAGCCCGCGGACGCGATCAAGAGCATCACCAAGGAGCTGACAGGTCTCGGGTTCACCGGCGCGCAGGTGCAGGACGCGCTGAAGGGGCACTTCGACAAGCTGAACCTCTCGGCCGAGCAGCAGGCGGCGCTGATCGCGCACGCGTTCGGCGGCAAGCAGTCCGGAGCCATCCTGACGCTGATCGGGAACCTCGGCCTGCTCGGCGACAAGGAGAAGCTCGTGGCGGCCGGCGCCGGCTCGTTCGGCGACGCGTGGACCGCGACGCAGGAGGACACGAAGGTCCAGGCCGAGCAGCTGAAGGCCACGTTCGACTCGCTGATGGTCTCCATCGGCGAGGGGCTCATCCCGGCCGTCAACGCGATCGTCCAGGCCATCGCTCCGGTCCTCAAGGGGATGGCCGACTTCGCCCGTCAGAACCCGCAGCTCGCCGGCGTGATCCTCGTCGTCGTCGGCGCGCTCGGCGCGCTCGCGGCCGCGATCGCGTTCCTCGGTCCGGTGTTCGGCGCCATCGGCGCGGCGGTCGGAGCGGTCGGCGTCGTGCTCGGCTCGCCGATCCTCGTCCCCATCGCGGCGATCGTCGCGGCGCTCGTCCTGCTCGTGACGCACTGGCAGGACGTCCTGAACGGCGTCCAGGTGGTCGTCAACGCCATCGCGTCGTTCGTCGCCGGAGCCGGTCAGGCCATCTCCGGTCTCGGCGACCTGATCGGCCAGGTGTTCAACAGCGTGCTCGGCGCGATCCAGTCGGTCATCGCGACCATCGGGAGCATCATCGGCTCGGCGATCGACGCGTGGGTGACGCTCTACATCCGCATCCCGATGCGCATCGCGTCGTTCGTGACCGGCGTCATCGGCCACTTCCTCGACCTCGCGTCCCGCGGTCTCGGCATCGTGACCTCGTTCGTCGGCTCGGTCGTCTCGTTCATCCTCGGCATCCCGGGCAAGGTGGTCGGGCTCGTCGCCGGCGTCGTCGGGACGTTCGTCCAGTGGGAGCAGCAGGGCATCGCGACGGTGCTCGGGTTCGTCGGGCAGGTCGTCTCGTTCGTGCTCGGCATCCCCGGCAAGATCATCGGCGGTCTCTCGGCCGGTTTCGCGAACCTCGCCCGAGCGGCGATCAGCGCGTTCATGAACATCTTCGGCGGCATCGTCGACAAGGTCAAGGGCGTCATCGGCTCGATCCCCGGCATCGGCGCGATCGTCGGGGCGGCCGGCAACGTCGGCTCGGCGCTCGCCGGTCTCGTCCCGCACCTCGGGACCGGCTCTCCGTTCATCCCGCAGGACATGCTCGCTTTCCTCCATAAGGGGGAGATGGTCGTCCCGGCGGGACCGGCAGACGCGCTCCGGGGCGCGCAGGGCTCTTCGTCAGCCTTCGGCGCTCCGAGCAGGACGACGAACGTCGCGGCGATCAACGTCTACAACCCCGCGCCGGAGCCGGCGAGCACCTCGGTCCGGCGCGAGGTCGCCAAGCTGCAGCAGCTGACAGCGTTCGGGTACTGACAGATGACAGCGATCCTCAACCGCTGGGGGTTCCGGGGGGCTCTCCTGAACCGCTCCGACCTCCGGGTCCGGCAGATGACCGGCGTCAACGCGGTCCCGGCGCTCCGCGGCAAGGACTTCCTGACGATGAACCGGACCGGCCAGCTCTGGGTCCGGAAGGTCTCCGACTCGCGGCGCATCGCGCTGGAGCTGCTCCTGACCGACGTGTACCGCGGCGGGGAGATCCAGACGCTGCTCGACGAGCTGGCAACGCTGTTCGCCGACCGAGCGCAGGGCGCGCTCGTCCACTACCACCCGGACGGGACGGTCCGGACCGCGCAGGCCGAGGTCGTCGACTGGATGCCGGCCGACTCCAAGGCGAACATCGGCGCGCTCTACCTCGGCGTGGCCGACTTCCACCTGTCGGACCCGTGGTTCTACACGCCGGCGGTCGCCGTGACCGCGAGCATCCCGTCCTCCCCGACGTCGTTCTCGTTCACCAACCCGGGGAACGCGTACCCGTGCGGACCGCAGGGCACGCTGACGCTCGACCTGCTCGGACCGATCAGCAACCCGGTGATCACGAACACGACGAACGGCGTCAGCGTCACGATCAACGTCGTCGTCGCGGCGACCAAGCACCTGATCATCGACGTCGCGGCGTACACCGCGCTGAACGACGGCGTCAACGCGATTGGCTCGGTCCAGCACTCCGGCGCGACGGACTTCATGGTCCTCCAGCCCGGTCTCAACACCCTGAGCGTGACCGGGACCGGGATGACCGGAGCGACCGCGATCACCGTGACCTACACCCCACCCTACGTCTGAGGACCGACCGATGCCCAAGGCGAAGCAGCTGACCGGACGAGCGGCGATCGTCGACGACGACGAGACCGCGTGGCGAGCCGAGTACCACCGGCGGCTCGTCCATCCGGACCCGCAGGAGGTCCCTCCGCTCCCGACGTGGACGGCGTCCGAGCACGTGACGCGCGAGCTGCTCGGCCGGTTCATCGAGAACCGCGAGACCGGCGTCGTCCACGACGTCCGGAACGCGACGCCGGCGTGCGACGTCGACGGGATCGCGCGCGGGACGTTCTACCACTTCATCTCTGAGGTCCCAGCCAGCCTGACCGACTGCGCGCACTGCATCGGAGCCGAGCGATGACCTATCCGGCGATCCCCGACCGGCACATGCCCTACGACAACGACGGGACGGTCGTCCTGCAGCGCGAGGACTACCCGATCACCGGCCAGTCGCAGTTCTACCCGACCGGCGTGAACCTCCAGCAGTGGAACGGCTACGCGAACGTCATCACGTCGGCCGGCGCGACGTACGACTACTCCACGATCCTGTTCTTCTTCCCGGAGCAGCGAGAGGTCTCGGCGCTGTTCGTCGCGGCGGTGACGACGCCGTTCTCGGGGCTGGCGTTCTTCTACTGCGAGGGCAGCAACAACACGACGAACGGGAACGACGGGACGTGGGAGACCGCGACGCTCGGGACGCCTCCGACGGTCGCCAACAACTTCCCGCCCAAGACGTGGGACTGCTGGCGCTCGCTGATCGGGACGGTCTCGTTCACCGGACCGAAGGCGACGCTCCGGCTCCGCGCGGCGCCGAACAACCCGGCCGCCGGGTGGGCCGGCTGGAGCATCGTCCACGTCTACGGTCAGAAGGCCGCCGGCCAGACGCCGGACGACGTGATCTTCCTCGACCAGGCGACCGCATACGCGGAGTTCACGACCGATCTCGACTTCGGCGACCGGCCGCTCGGGACGACGTCGGTCCACCAGTTCAAGGTGAAGAACGCGTCGGCGACGCACACGGCGAACACCATCAACATCCAGTGCAACGACGCTGACTTCGCCATCTCGACCGACGGCGTGACCTACGTGAACACGATCAACATCGCGTCGCTCGCGGCCGGCGCGAGCAGCAACGTGCTCTACGTCCGGAACACGACGCCGAACCCGGGCGCCGCGCTCGGTCCGCGGTTCGCTCGGATCGTCGTCACGGTGGCGTCCTACACATGAGCGGCGGCGCGGCGACCTACTACGGCAACGCGATCCTCGACCTGATCGGCCAGGGGTTCACCCCGCCGGCGACGGTCTACTGGGCGCTGTTCTCCGTCGCTCCGACCGACACGACGTCCGGGACCGAGCTGACCGCCGGCGCGGCTCCCGGCTACGCCCGAGTGGCCGTAACCAACAACGCGACGCAGTTCCCGAACGCGTCGAGCGCGACCAAGGCGGTGGCCAACGCGGTCGTGTTCCCGACGAACAGCGGCGGCGGCGCGTGGCCGGCCGTCGTCGCGTGGGCGCTGTTCGACGCGTCGACCGCCGGGAACATGCTCATCTGGGGGACCGCCAACAGCCTCGCGTGCCCGGCCGGACAGGCGATCACGATCCCCGCGTCGACGACGTTCGCCTCGGTGGCCTAGATGCCGAACCTGACCATCCAGCCGGCGGCGGTCGTCGTCACCGGCTCGGTCCAGCGGCTCCAGAGCGGGCCGGGCGCGCGCTCGCTCTACGTGATCGAGAACAAGGGGATGGAGGCGCTGTTCGCCGGCCTGACGCCCTACTCCCGCGGGCTCTATCTCGTCGAGAACGAGGGCGTGCAGGCGCTCTCGGTCGCGGCGCGGAGCCTCTACGCCATCGAGGATAAGGGCATCCAGGCGCTCTCGGTCGTCGCACGCGCGGTCTACGTCGTCGAGGAGACGCGGGATCTCCCGGTACAGCCGTGGCTCCTGAAGCTCGACCCCGGAGCGCAGTATCCGCTCGGAGCGGTCGACCTCTACGGCGACGGGCTCGGACAGTTCACGGAGGTCGCGGCCGGCTCGACGATCACGGCGTCGTCGACGAACGGCGGGAACGTCCCCGGCAACACGGTCATCCGGACGTCGGCGCTCAACCAGTGGAAGTCGAACGACGGCAACACCGCGTGGATCAGGTTCACGTTCGGCTCTCCTCAGACCATCTACGGGGTCGCGCTCGAGGACACCATCTACGATGCCGTGAACGCGTGGGGCACGCCGCTGTTCCGGTTCTCGGACGGCGGTGCCGACGTCGTCGGCGGCTCCGGCGTCCCGCAGCCGACGGCGTTCTACCGGCCGACCGAGTACCCCGTCGGAGCGGTCCGGACGCTCTACGTCCTGCCGACCGAGCGGACCGGGATCACCTGGATCGAGGTCCGGGTCTACCTGACGTCCGGCGGCGGGACCAACCGCGGGCTCTCGCAGGTCTGGGTGCTCGCGGATCAGGGCCAGAACGCCGAGGCGTCGGTCGCGCTCCTGAACGCGCTCTCGATGGGCACGACCGGACCGTGGCTGAACCGATCGCCCAACTGGTGGCCGGCCAACTCCGGCGTCCCGGTCGCGAAGGCCGTGACGGTGATCGTCCCGTCGACCGGCGTCTCGGGGCTCGTCAAGGTCCAGGAGTCGTGACGTGCCGCGGCTGAGCAACGGCCTGTTCCTCGACGTTCTCTCGGCGCGGCCGCAGGCCGGCGTCCCGCTGGAGATCACCGTCTGGGACGGCGCGAACCCGGCCAACATGCTCGCGCAGCTCCAGAACGCGTCCGGCATCCAGTTCCAGCACGTCCAGAGCGACGTCGGCTCCGGCATCTTCCGCATCCCGATCGCCGACCCGAAGGCGACGACGGCGAACATCCGGGAGGGGAACCTCGTCAAGGTCCGGCTGAACGACGTCGACGTGTTCCCGTACTTCATCGAGGCGCCGCGGCTCGTCATCGCCGAGTCGGGCGACTCGCTCTGGGAGCTGAAGGGCGGCGGGGCGCTCGGCTATCTCCAGCAGGGCGTCGTGTACCCGCCGGGATGGCCGACGCCGACCGGGACCGACCGCGTCTGGACGTCGGCGACCGCCGGGACCGTCCTGAAGACCATCATCGACGAGGCGCAGGCGCGCGGCGCGCTGACGCACATCACCTACGACTTCACGGCGTCGGTCGACTCGCTCCACGACCCGTGGGACGCGAACCTGACGCTGACGACGCACGCCGGCACGACGGTGCTCGACGTCGTCCGGCAGCTCGTCGCGCTCGGGATCGACGTCGAGGTCACGCCGAACCTCGTGTTCCGGGCCTACAAGGCCGGGACGTTCGGCCGGGACCTGAGCACGTCGGTGATCTTCCGGAGCGGCCGGCACATCGTCGGCGACGTCCAGAAGGTCGGCATCCGGAGCGCGCTGCAGAACGCCGAGCTGGTGGAGGGCGCGGCCGGGAAGTTCGTCGAGGTCAACGACCCGACGTCGCAGGCCGATCCGTACACCGGCCGGCGGGAGGGCGGTCTCCGGTTCACGTCGTCGAGCGACCCGACGACGCTCTCCAACGCCGGCTCCGCGCAGATCGCGCTCTCGCAGGCCGACTCAAACGCGGTCTCCGTCCCGCTAGAGCACGGGACCGACGCCGGGAACTTCACGCCGTACGCGGACTATGAGCCCGGCGACTGGGTGGCGCTCGACGTGCCCGGCCAGTACGCGGCGCAGCGGTTCCAGCTCCGCGCACTGACGCTGACGCAGCTCGACAACGCCAACTACGGGATCACGGCCGACCTGAACGCGGTCGCGATCGACTACCTCGTGCGGCTCCGCAACGCGCTGGCGAGCACGTCCGGGACCGGCGCCGGCGCGACGTCCGGCGGCTCGGTCTCCGGCTCGCTCGGTCTCGGCTCGCCGGTCCCGGTCACGGTCCCGCTGACCGGGAACCCGGCGACGAACAGCGCGCCCGGCGACGTCGCCGCGGCCGGGACCGGGATCTCGTCGGCGCGCGACGACCACCGGCACGGCCGCGAGTCGTTCGGGCTGCTCGCCGACATCGTCGCGATCACGTCGACCGGAGCGGCCGGGACGAGCGCGAAGGTCCCGCACGCCGACCACGCGCAC